TTTCTTTCGGGCGTCCCTTTTCAGCATGTCGTTCTCACAGTTCAGCCAGCAGCAGAGGCCCGGCGCCCCACACAAAACCAGCGGGCAGATCGCGCCGGCCGAGCCAGCCCTTGCTGACCGATGCGCGCAGACTGCTTCGCACCGAAGACACGGACGCGTCGAACTTCCTGGCGATCTCGGGCGCAGTGAGTTCCAGATACGGGTTGAGCGCGAAGAATATGATTACCCGCAGTGAAAGCGGACTGGAGGCTTGCAATGTGGAGCCCATGCGAAACTCAATCGGCGTCGGAGACGTTGCAGCGGTTCATCACGCCCCCTGCTCCGAAGACAGTTCAGCGATCTCTCTGCGCAGACGCTCCGCACGGTACACCAGCATGTCCTCGACCGCCGAGTGATACTCGCGCTTGCTCGCGTGCGCCAGCTTCATGCGCTGGGCTTCCTCGAGTTCGAGGACGGCGAGCTGCAAGGCGGTCGGCGGCTTGGGGCAGAAGAGACGAAAGAGGTTTGGCACGGGGGCTATCTCCTGTCGGGGTTGATGAACAGCACCACGTTTCGCAACATCGCGAGCACTTCCTTCAGATCAGCCCACGCCAAATCGTCACGATCGACCTCGCGGCTGATCTCAGCCAGCGCTTGCTCGATCTGCTGTTGCGTGTGAATGTCCACACCCTACCCTTGCAATCGGCGTGCCATGCCGTTTTTCAACGCCCGCGCCATAGAAAGTGACCAGTCCCGTCACATCAGGTGACGGTTTTCATCACACCAGGTGACGCTTTGCGGCACTGCTTGGCGAATTCGCAGCCCTTGCAGCCCGCATTCATGTCTTCACGGCGCAGCACCAGGCCCATGCGTCGCGCGGCCCGCTCGAGGCGGATGGCCATCTGCGAGCTGATGCCGCGGCGGCCGGCACTGGCGTGGCGCAGCGCGCCCTCGCTGCAACCGGCGAGCGCAGCCAGCCGACGGCGCTGCAGAGGTGTGAGGTCGATGAGATTCATGACCTTGACTGTACCACCTGATACAGTACACTGCAATCTGTCTGGTTGCAGTTGCCGGATAGCCCGGGCCGCAAGGCTCGGGCTTATTTTTCTAAAAGGTAACTATGACCTACTTCGCCATCACTTTGGTGAAAACCCCTTGGAGAAAAGTTGAACTACTGGGTTCGCAGCCATCGCGCCGACCACGAAGTTGTGCCACTCGCCGATCGCCACTACAACAGACAGAAGATCGGGAGCCCGCAGTTCGTGCCTCCAGGCCGCTGCCTTGTGCTCAAGACGCGCGCACTCGACGCTTTCTGGATCACGTCCTACCCGTTCGCTCAGTACGTCAAGCACGCATGGGCTGGGGCTTGGGTGTGCAGCGCTTTTCGCAATGAAGGCGATACCCTCAGTAGCGCGTTGATCCATGAAGCGGTCGCAGTAACCTGCGCGGAGTGGCCGGCGCCTGAGCTTGGCATGATCACCTTCGTCGACACAAGGAAGACGCGCGCCAAGCGCGATCCGGGCTACTGCTATCTAAAAGCGGGTTTCAAGAACGTCGGCTACACCAAAGGCGGTTTGGTCGCACTGCAGATGCTGCCCGCGGATATGCCATCACCTGCCTACCATTGCGATTCGCTAATTTAGTGCTTGACACCCCACCGGAGCATGTGATACAACTTGCATCCAACGAGGCACCCAAACCCTTTTCCAACAGTGCAAGGAGCACACCACATGCAAGTCGAACTGAAGGTCAGTTTCTCCAACATGGACGAAGCCATCGCGTTCATGGCCGCCCGCGCGACGCCAGAGAAGGCCGAGCCGCAGAAGGCCGCGAATGCGGAAGCCCCAAAGTCCACGAAGCCTGCCGCTACCCAGCCTACTGCGCCGGCCGGCGCTGCGCAAGAGGCGAAGACCACCGCACCCGCTGCGCCGGCGCTGCCGACGTATGAGAAGTCGGGCATTCCGGAGAAGATCGCCGCTGCCGTGAGTCCGGCCGGCGGCAAGCGCGCGGCAGTGATCGCGCTGCTGGGCAAGTTCGGCGCGAAGAAGGGCGGCGAGATCAAGCCCGCCGACTTCGCGGCGTTCTCGCTCGAGATCGACAACCTGATGCTGGCCTGAACATGGCGGACTACACCGAACACGCTCGGTTGAGTCCGAGCGGATCGAAAGGCTGGTTTGCCTGCCCGGGCAAGATCCAGATGGAAGAGTCCATCCCGGACGTGCCGAATCCCTACGCGGACAACGGCACCGCCATGCACCTGGTCGCCGCGTCGTGCTTGATGCTACACACCGAGCGGGCGGCCCAGCACATCGGGGTACTGATCCCCGTCTCGCGTGAGGACGAACCGCTGCGTCAGGTTTTGTTCGACGATGAGATGGCGGAACTGGTACAGGGCTACGTCGACACGATCATCGCGATCGCGGACGTGGACAAGCCGGTCCATATCGAGCAGGAGGTCGACTTCACTCGGTTCGTCTCCGAGCAGAGCGAACTCGCGAAGCCCCCGGGTGACGGCGAACGGCAGTTCGGCACAGCCGACGCGATGATCCACTTCCGCGCTGAAGGCGAGCTCGGCGTCTTCGATCTCAAGACCGGCCGCACGCCGGTGCAGGTCGCGCACAACAGCCAGTTGATGATCTACGGGCTGGGTGGGCTGTGCATGCTGCTCGATACCGACCCGGATACTACGCTGACGGATCCGTTCGAGTACGCGCGGGCGATCGGCATCAACTCGATGCGCCTTGGAGTCTACCAGCCCAAGGTGCGAGAAGGGATGCAGGAGTGGCAGTGCAGCCTCGAGGACATGATCGACTTCGCCAACGTGCTGCTGGCCAAGGCGCAGAAGGTCGACGACGCGACTGCCGACTTCGGCAAGATCCCCGCTGAGAAGTGGGAGCGGATGTACCTCAATCCCAAGCCCAACGAGATCGAATGTGCGTTCTGCCGGGCCTTGCCGACCTGCCCGGCGGCGGCCCGCGCCGTGGTCGAGAGCGTTGGCGCGGACTTCTCAGTCATCGCCGACGCTCCAGAAAGCATCTCGGTGCCGCCCAAGTTCCAAGGTACGCACGCGGACGACGATCAGGAGCTCTCGTTCAAGATGCGCTCCGTGGGCTTCATCGAGGACTGGTGCCTGGCGGTGCGCGCCGAGACTGAACGGCGCCTGCTGGCGGGCCTGCAGGTTCCGGGTTTCGGTCTGGAACTGGGCCGCAAGCCGGCGCGCAAGTGGTCGGAGCCAGAGGCTGCCGAGAGGCTCCTGATCGACCGGTTCAAGGTCACGATCAGGGAAGCCTTCACCTTGAAGCTGAAATCACCCACGCAGCTTGAGGCCCTGTGCGATCCGAAGAAGAACGAAAAGCCTGTGTTGGGACCGCGCCAGTGGGCCAAGATGCAAGGCCTCATTGCGCAAGGCGATGCGTCGCCCAGCGTGAAACCGGCAGCGATCATCAAGAACCCCTACGTGCTGCCAAAACCCGACGCTTCGGCGTTTGCTGCGGTCGACGACCCCTTCGGTTGCGATCTCGTTTGATCCCTCAACCCTGAAAGACTGACACCATGAAGATGATGCTTCCAAACGTGCGCTGTTCCTTCCTTGTCCTTGGCGAGCCCGAGGACTACGAAGGCAACAAGAAGTTTCGCTGGTCTGCGACCGCGCTGATCCCGTACAACTCGCCAATATGCAAGCAGGTCGAAGCTGGCCTGATGGCGACAGCGGTGGAGAAGTGGGAGAAGAAGGGCGCGCAGGTCTACGAGAACTGCATGAGTGACCCCAAGGCAACGTGCTGGATCGACGGCAAGCGCAAGGACTACGCTGGCTACGAAGGCCACATGGCGCTGACCGCGCACCGGTATCTGGACAAGGGCCGTCCGCTGGTAATGGACAAGGACAAGTCGCCTATCTACCGCGCCGACAACAACCTGTACGAGGGCAAGGCCGGCATCATCTACAGTGGCTGCTTCGTGAACCTGCAGGTCGAGCTCTGGCCGCAGAGCAACACCAACGGCAAGGGCCTGCGTTGCACGCTGCTGGGCATCCAGAAGTTCCGCGACGGTGATGCCTTCGGCGGCGGCTCGGCCCCGACCGACGACGACTTCGCGGAGATCACGGAAGGCGCGGACGCTGACGACTTGGTTTGAATTATTCGTGAGGGGTTCTGCCCCGGATGGGGTGGTAAGGAAACGAATCCGGCGCAACCGACCCCTCGGAGTATGCCGGCGCAAGTTGCATGGCGGTAATTGCGGAGTGATTATTCCTGGGTCCAAAAGGCAACACAACGGAACGAGTCGGTGGAAGGCCGGCACCATCAACAAGGAGGTCGCATGAAGAGCAAATTTCAAGGGGTAGTCGGTTGGTTGTTCAGCGTTTTGACTGGCGGCTGATCGGCCAGTGCCCGGCAGCCGCCGGGCGTTTTGATGGGCGGTCGGGAATCGAAATAGTTAATCCGAGTCGACCGGCGGCGATGACCGCCCACCAAAATGAGAAACACTTGGCACGATCTCGAGACGTACTCACCTACGCCCCTCAAGAACGGCACTCACCGGTACGCTGAAGACGCCGAGGTCATGCTGTGGGCGTGGGCCGACGGCGACGGGCCCATCTACGTATGGGATCTGGTCAACGCCTCCGTGCACTGGCAGGACGAGCTGAGTGGGCTGTGGGTGTCGTGGGTGCTCGACAGTCCGGTGGACATACCGGACGATCTACAGACTATCTGGATAGACATGACCGCCCTCGTCTGGTTCCACAATGGCGGCCAGTTCGACTTCACAGTCCTCAAGCACGCACTGCCCAGTGTCCTGAAGGGTATCGACACCAGTCGCTGGCGTGACACGATGGTGCAGGCATACGCCCACGCGCTGCCTGGTGCGCTGGCACTGCTGGGTGAAGTGCTCAACGTCGTGCAGGACAAGCGCAAACGCAAGACCGGCGCGAAGCTGATCCATCTCTTCTGCAAACCCCGGTCTGACGGCAGCCGCGCAACCAAGCAGACGCATCCGGCCGAGTGGCAGCAGTTCGTCGAGTACGCCGGCGCCGACATCCAGATCATGCGCGAAGCCCATCGTCTGATGCCGAAGTGGAACTACCAAGCCGGCAAGCAGATGGACATGTGGCACTGCGACCTGCGGATGAACAACCGCGGCTTCGCGGTCGACATCGAACTGGCCCAGGCCGCTGTCGCAATGGCTGCCAAGGTGCAGAGCAAGCTGGCCGACGAGACGCAGACGCTGACCAACGACGAAGTGCAGGCAGCAACCCAGCGGGATGCCCTGCTGGCATTCATTCTGGCCGAGCATGGTGTCACCCTGCCCGACATGCGCGCCGACACGCTGGAGAGGCGCCTGAACGATCCTGAGCTGCCCCAGGCGGTGCGCGAGCTGATCGCGATCCGGCTGCAGGCCTCGATGAACAGCGTAGCCAAGTTCAAGACCCTCCTCAAGGGGGTCTCGAGCGATGGGCGGCTGCGCGGCACGCAGCAGTTCCGCGGCGCCGGCCGCACGGGCCGCTGGGCCCACCGCATGTTCCAGGCCGGCAACCTGCCGCGGCCCACGATGCCGCAGAGCATGATCGATCTGGGCATCGAGTACATCAAGGCCGGTGACCTCGAGGCAATCTACCTCGTGCACGGCAACCCGATGGTGCTGATGAGCAACGCCATCCGGGGCGTGATCGTCGCGCCGCCCGGGCGCAAGCTGGTCATCGCGGATCTGGCCAACATCGAGGGGCGCTTCGCTGCGTGGCTGGCCGGCGAGGAGTGGAAGCTGCAGGCCTTCAGGGACTTCGACGCCGGTGAGGGCGCGGATCTGTACGTGCTGGCATACGCGAAGTCGTTCAACGTGGCGGTCGAGGCAGTAGGAAAAGCGGAACGACAGATCGGCAAGGTCGAAGAGTTGATGTTCCAGTACGGCGGCGGCGTCGGCGCGTGGATCACCGGGGCTGCCACCTACGGCATCGACCTGAACGCGATGACGGCAGCAGTGCTGCCGGTGCTGCCTGAATGGGCAGTAGCCGAGGCGCGGTCGTACCTCGAATACCTCTACAAGCCCGCGCGAGCCGCCTACCTGAAAGACGACGATCTGGACAAGCTCGAAGCCAAGATGCTCAAGGCCCGCTACGGCTTGCCTGAGGACACCTTCGTGGCGTGCGACGCGATCAAGCGGACCTGGCGCCGCGCGCACCCGATGATCTCGTCGTACTGGAAGGAACTGGAAGAGGCAGTGCGCCGTGCGATCCATCACCCTGGCGTCACGATCACGTGCCGCAAGGTCAAGGTGCGGGTTGACGGCGCATGGTTGCGCCTTGGTTTGCCCAGCGGGCGAGCACTATGCTACCCCAACCCGAAGGTCGAGAACAACGGCGACATCACCTTCACCGGCCACAACACCTACACCCGGCAGTGGGGCCGCGTGAAGACCTATGGCGGCAAAACTTTCGAGAACCTGTGCCAGGCCGGCGCCAACGATCAGTTCGCCGAGGTCATGCCGCTGCTCGAGGCCGAAGGCTACGAACCGATCCTGGGCGTGCACGACGAGTGGCTTGCCGAGACGCCCGACACGGACGACTACAGCGCCGATCGGCTGTCCGCGTTGATGTGCGCGGATCTCGGCTGGAATGCCGGCTTGCCGCTGGCAGCCAAAGGATTAGAAACCTACCGGTATCGAAAGGAGTGATCGTGACTCAATACGACATCGATGCGGATCGCTACTGCGAAGACGACCCTCTCGAATTCGAGAAGGTCTGCGAGCGCTGCGGCGCCGGCGAACTGCACTGGCGGGAAGTTTTCAGCCCGGACGGCATGGGCACGCGCTGGGCGCTGTTCACCGAGCACGGCCGCCAGCATGTCTGCAGGCCGAACCCCGCGGACTTTGGAGCGGTAGATGATTGATCGTGACTTCCACCAGATCGTCCGCCAGATTGAACAACTGCAACTGCAGCGTGAAGTGTTGCGCGCCGAGCGCGACCATGCCAGGGCCGGCAAAGACAATGCCGTGAAACTGCTGACCAGAATTTACTCGCTGCTGTATCCACCACCTATCAAGATGGTGGATGGCAGGACGATGGTATTCAGGCCGAAAAACCTGGACCCGCACGCAGTGCTTCAAGAGTTGAGCGACCGCATACGTGCCCTTCCTGATGACTTGTGTAACTTCGAAATAACGAATGCCTGAACGCGATATCCGCAAGGC